TTCGCTACTCACAAAGCTCTTAACGACTTCTACGACGCCGTAGTAGGTCTCACCGACTCGTACGCCGAGGTCGCACAGGGTGAGTACGGCCTGCTCCCCCTCTCTCCGCTCCGTTACGAGCCAGCCCCAGATGGCTTAGCGCTGATGGACGAGCTGGACAGCTGGCTGAAGAAGAACAGGAAGCAGTGCGGCGAAGACTCACACCTTCAGAACATCATCGACGAACTTCAAGCCCTCGTCAGAGAGACACAGTACAAGCTGAAGTTCCTGAGTTAGGAGGTAGAGATGGCACGCCTCACAGCCTCGCAGCGACGCGGTCTCCCCAGTTCTACCTTCGCCGGTCCGCACCGAAGCTTTCCTATCCCTGACAAGGGCCATGCTCGGTCAGCTCTTTCCCTGATTCGGCACGCCTCACCGAGTGCTCGCCCTAAAATCAAGGCGCGTGCCTACGCCATGCTGGGCCATAAGCCGGGTAACGGCTTGAGAAGGACTTGATATGCCCATAGACGATCAACTTACACTAAAAACTTGGATGCGGTACCAGTACTGCCGCGACAACGGGCACACGGAGTACATCGAGAAGGCAGATAACTGCGAGAAGTTCTTTCGTGGGGTGCAGTGGCAGAACACAGACTTGGCGAAGCTGACGGCGCAGCGCCGCCCTGCCCTGACGATCAACAAAATCCTCTCCACTCTGAGCAACGTCATGGGGGAGCAGATTTTCAACCGGTCGGACACGGCGTTTCAGCCCAGTGCTGGGGCTGACCCGGGCACGGCGGAGGCGCTGACCAAGGTCTACCGTCAGATCGGGGACAACAACCAGCTCGACTGGAAGCGCAGTGACATGTTCTGCGACGGGGTGATTGGGTCCCGGGGTTACATCGACGCCCGTCTCGACTTCGAAGATTCAATGCTAGGCGAAGTGCGGATGAACGTCATCAACCCCAAGAACGTCTTGGTCGACCCGGACGCTGAGGACTACGACCCGGACACGTGGAACGACGTGATGATCACGAAGTGGATGACGTGGCAGGACATCGCGATTTTGTACAACGAGGACGACGCCCTGCTCCTGAAAGATAGAACTGGGTCTTGGTTCATGTACGGCTTCGACTCCATCGAGCGCATGCGCGACCGGTTCGGGCCGGAGATGCAGCGCGGGTACTTCATGGACTCGCTGGCCCAAGGGGAAGTGCTCAGGAACATCCGGGTGATCGAGCGGCAGCACAAGCTCATCGCCAAGCAGAAGCACTTCGTCGACCCCGAGACGGGGGACATGCGGGCCATCCCCGACACGTGGAAGAAGGAGAAGATCAACTCCGTGATGCAGGCGTTCAACCTGCAGGTCGTGGACAAGCTGGTTAAGAGAATTCGCTGGACTGTGACGGCAGACAACGTCGTACTGCATGACGACTGGAGCCCGTATGAGCACTTCACCATTGTTCCTTACTTTCCGTACTTCCGTCGTGGCAAGACCGTAGGGCTGGTGGAGAATCTCCTAGGACCCCAAGAACTTCTGAACAAGGTCTCCAGCCAAGAGCTGCACGTCATAAATACGACGGCCAACTCCGGGTGGCTCATCCGAGCGGGCGCGCTGAAGAACATGACCATCGAGGAGCTGGAGCAGCGTGGCGCGGAGACAGGTCTGGTCATGGTGCTCGACGACGTAGCCAACGGCGCGGAGAAGATCACGCCGAACCAGATCCCGAGCGGGTTGGACCGCGTGTCGTACAAGGCAGAGGACCACATCAAGACGATTTCCGGCGTCTCGGACTACATGCAGGGCACGGCGCGGGAGGATGTGTCGGCCAAAGCCGTCAAGGAGAACATAAATCGGGGGAGCATGGGGCAGGCGAAGCCGCTGGACTCGTTGGTTCGGTCCGACTGGATCTTGGCGCGGCACGTACTAAGTATGGTCCAGCACTACTACACCGAGCCGAGACTGATCAACATCACGCACAACCGGATGACGGGCGAGCAGGCCAGCGTCGAGGTGAACCAGCCCGACGCAGAGGGCAACATCGTAAATGACTTGACCCTTGGTGAGTACGACATCATCATCACTTCGACGCCGCACAAGGCTACGCTTGAGCAGGGGCAGTTCGAACAGGCGGTTGCGCTGCGCGAACAGGGGATTCAGATACCCGACGAGGTTTTGATCGAGCACAGTGCCCTCTATCGTAAGAACGACATTATCAAGAAAATGCAGGAGGCTGCTCAGTCGCCTGAAGCGCAGCACACTCAGGAAGTACAACGGCTTGGAGCGGAGCTTCAGCTGGCGAACCTTAAAGCAGAATCAGCACGAGTTAGCGCGGACGCTGTGCTTAAGCAGGCCAAGGCGCGTAAAGAGGCCGGTGCCACCGCGATTGCACTGAAGGACGCTCAGGGGCAGGGGAAAGAAGCGCTCGAAATGCAGCAGATGGAGCAGGAAGGTCGGCTGAAAATCGAAGAGATGCAGGCCGAGCTGGAGATGAAGAGGCAGGAGCTTGAGTTCAAGCGCGAAGAGCTAGACCTTAAGAGGCAGGAAGCGCAGTTGAAGCTCCGTGCTTCGCAGGAGGCTGCGCAGGTCAAGGCGCAGGAGATGCATGCGATGTCGAGCATGAAGCTTGGAGTGGCGGCACAGACCTCAAAAATGCAGGTGGATCACACCAAGGAGCTGCACAAAGTGAAACAACAACAGGAGAAGCGTAATGCCCCCCGAAGAAGTCGTTGATCGCGGCGATGTGGTTGAGCCGGAAGTACTCGAAGTAAAGGCCGAAGAGCAGATTGTCGAAGAGCTGCAGGCCAAGGAAGAGGAAAAAGCCCCGGAGCCGAAGAAGGGCGACGAAAACCTGATCCCTCGGGACCGGTTCAACGAGGCGGTACGTAAGGAGCGGGAGAAAGTAGAGGCAGCGAACGCCCGCAGTGCGCAGTTGGAAGAGCAGTTGAGCACGAAGACGGTCAGCGAAGACGTAACGCAGGCGCAGGCACTGCTCAAGGACTTGGTGAAGCAGAGAAATCAGCAGTTGGCTGACGGCGAGTTGGAAAAAGCAGGTACGACGGACGAAAAGATCCTAAACTTGCAGGACGCCATCGCTGATCGGAAGGCTGACATCAAGGCTGGGGCGGCGAAAGAAGCGGCGAAGGAGGAGATGCGCTATGACACCGCCGTTTCGCGCCTTGAAGAGGACCATTCAGAGCTTGATCCGAACTCTGACGACTATAACCAAGACATGGTGGATGAGGTTCGCGTTCTCATGCGCGGTTATCAGGTGGAAATGGGCCTTACGGCGGCGGCAGCGCTTACTCGGGCCGCGAAGCGTGTATTTGGAGAGCAGGTTAAGGCGAAAGCTGATGATACTGCGGCTAAAGAGGCGGGCGTACGCCGCAAAGCTGAAGCCGTAGACAAGAACTTGGCTGCTGCCAAGAAACAACCTGCTTCGTCACAAGCCGTAGGCTTGGATCATGACAAGAAAGGGGGTGGTTTGGACCCCAAGACGGTGATGAGGATGAATTACAAGGAATTCTCGGAGTTGTCCGAGGATGTCCTCTCGCGTATGCGAGGGGATTCGCTCTAAACCCACTCTCCTAGGAGTGCATCATGGCTGGTAAATTTGCGAAAGGGGCGAAAATGCCCAAGGGCAACGGCCCGAAGCCGAAAGGTCGTAGCGGTTGTTAAGTCAGACCAACGGTGGCGTGGTTAACCACGCCACCGTTGACAAGTACTTGCAGTAAGGCTACAAAGCATCATTCGCCTTCGTTCTCCGGCGTTAAACGAGAACCGAAACACCGCGTCAAGGTGGGCAGTGCCGCAGGTAGCAGCGTTATTGGCTACTCGTCTTAAAGAGTTTGTCCTTTCAACTTTTTAGAGGGGTCGCCACATGGCACTCACTAATTTTGGACTGCTCACCACTGAGCAGAAGACCATCTGGTCTATGGACCTGTGGAAGCAGGCCCGTAACTTTTCGTTCATCAACAAATTCCTCGGCGCAGGACCCAACTCACTCGTTCAGCACGTTACTGAGCTGAAGAAGAGCGAGAAGGGTGCGCGAGCGGTTATTACGCTCTTGGCTGACCTCGAAGGCGACGGTATCGCAGGTGACCGCACGCTGGAAGGTAACGAAGAGCAAATGAAGACGTACGACCAAGTGATTCGTGTTGACCAACTGCGTCACGCGAACCGCATCGAAGGTCGTATGGCCGACCAGAAGTCCATCGTCGAATTCCGGAACAACAGCAAGAACGTGCTGGCGTACTGGATGTCTGATCGTATCGATCAGATGGCGTTCCTGACGATGGCTGGTGTTGGCTATCAGTATACAAACAACGCTGTCGGCACCGCCCGTACGGGTTCGGATCTGCAGTTCCTTGAGTTCGCTGCGGATGTCACCCCGCCGACGAGCAAGCGGTATGGACGTTGGAATGTCACCACGGCTCCGACTGCGCCTACCATCGACTGGGGCACGGGCACCAGCTCGGTCCTTGCGACTGACCTGATCTCATGGAAGATGTTCATCCAGATGAAGGCGTACGCTCGCGACCACTACATCCGTCCGGTTGTTGAGAACGGTGGCGAGGAAACGTATCACTGCTTCATGACCCCCGGCACGATGGGCCGTCTGAAGATGGACGCGGACTACATGGCGAACCTTCGCTATGCTCAGCCGCGTAGTGATGCGAACGCACTGTTCAGCGGTACGTCGGTCAAGATCGATGGAATCTACCTCCACGAATTCCGGCATGTACCGAATACGCGTCTGTCTCTTTCGGGTTCGAAGTGGGGCAACAACACGGTGGATGGTTCGTGCGTGCTGTTCTGCGGTGCGCAGGCACTGGGTATGGCCGACCTCGGCAATCCGGAGTGGAACGAAGAAGAGTTCGACTACGGCAACCAAGTTGGCATCAGCGTCGGCAAGATCCTCGGCTATAAGAAGCCG